GTGAAAGCGGCCTGCAAACCGCAAACCCTGTCGAACTTTATGAATTCCAGCATGGGCCGACCTATTATCGATATACGTCCAGCGATGCGCCAATCACGGTGGATTCAAAGCTTTACGAGCCGCGCGCAATTTCGCGCCAAGCGATTGAGGCGACTCAAGAAATGGCGCGAACAGGGATCACCCTCAGCATGGATGACACCATCCCCTTGCTTGATTTGTTCCGCGTCCATCCGCCCGGCGACGTTGTTCTTGCGCGCATTTATAGAACGCATCGCGATGATTCTGAAGCGGTCACAATTTGGTCCGGTCGAATCCTTTCGGTTGCCCGCAACGGATTAAAAGCCGAAGTCAGATGCGAAAGCGTCTATACATCGATCAAGCGGCCCGGGCTTCGCAGGCTTTATCAGCGCGCGTGCCCGCACGTCCTTTATTCGGCTATCTGCGGGCTTTCTAGCGCGACCTATCGCGAAACAAAAACCGTGATCGCGGTTGCAGGAACATCGCTCACCGTTTCAGACATCGGCGGATTCGTAGCCGGATATTTCGCTGGCGGCTATCTTGAATGGGAGTTTGAAACCGGCAAATTCGAGCGCCGCGGGATAGTCGATCATTCAGGCGCATCGATAGTGATCAGTTTTCCAATAATCGGAATTCCGAACGGGGCAGCGGTTAGGATTTATCCCGGGTGCGACCATACGCTTGCAACATGCCATGCGAAATTCTCAAACGCATTGAACTTCGGTGGCTTTCCGCATATCCCGCAGAAAAACCCGTTCGCCGGAACGCCTGTTTATTGACGGAGAAAAAAATTGGACCCATTTACTGCGATAGCGCTTCTCGTAATTTCTGCCCTGATCAGCGTTGCGCTTGCTCCGAAACCTCCTGCACCGAAACCCGCTGCGCTTGATGATTTCAGCATCCCAACCGCTGCAGAGGGCCGGCCGATCCCGGTTGTTTTTGGAACGGTGACGATCACTGGATCGAACGTCCTTTGGTATGGCGATTTGCGCACGACCCCGATCAAATCTGACGGCGGCAAGAAATGACCAATGACCTGATCGTGATGCATCGGCATATTCGTTCGCTTGGATACTGCAATCGTGGCGCGCGGGAATTCTTCAAAAAGCACCGACTTGATTGGGCCGATTTTCTGGAAAACGGAATTCATGCAAGCGCATTGATGGCGACGAATGATTGGATGGCGGCGCGCGCGGTCGAAATCGCCGAAGCGGAGAAAATGAATGGGTAGCAAGAAAAAGGTCACAGTCGGATATCGGTATTACATGGGCCTGCATTTCGGCCTATGTCATGGCCCGGTTGATCAGATTCAGCGGATCGATGTCGGCGAACGCGAAGCTTGGTCCGGAAGCGTCACCGCGAATTCCACCATCTCGATCAGCAAGCCAGATTTGTTCGGCGGCGACAAGAAAGAGGGCGGCATCGTAGGGGCAATGGATGTCCTAATGGGCGGCGCATCGCAGACGACAAACGCATATCTTGAGTCGAAGATTGGTGCGCCGCTGTCTGCGTTTCGCGGGGTCCTGAGCATGGTGTGGAATCGCGGGCAGGTAAGCGCAAATAATCCATACGTCAAGCCGTGGTCCTTTAAGCTGAAGCGAATCCTTCAGGGATGGTCCAGCGGCAGCGCATGGTATTCGGCAAAGGCCGAAATCTCGGGCGACATGAACCCGGCGCATATCATCTACCAATGCTTGACCGAAAATAATTGGGGAATGGGTTATGCGGCCGGCGCGATGGATGCGGGAATGTTTACCTCTGCCGCCGATACCCTTCACGCCGAAGGATTTGGGCTTTCGATGATATGGAATCAGCAGTCATCGATTGAGGAATTCATCAAGTCGGTTCTCGATCATATCGGCGGAATTGTTTATACCGCGCCTGATACCGGAATGTTTGTCCTGAAGCTGATCCGCGGCGATTACGTCAAGGAAAGCCTCCCGCTTTTCGATCCTTCCAATATTCTGACCGCGATGAATTATCAGCGGCAGGCATGGGGCGAAACGATCAACGAAGTCACGGTCGTTTATCGCGATCGCGATACCAACAAGGATTCGGCGGTCACCGTTCAAGACCTTGCGAATATCCAGACTCAGGGTGGCGTGGTCGCGCAGACCCGGCAATATCCGGGGATTGGAAACGCGGCCCTTGCGCAGCGGGTTGCGCTGCGCGATCTTCAGGCTGCATCCACCCCGTTGTCGCGGCTTCAGATCAAGGTTAATCGGCAGGGATGGGACTTGATCCCGGGCGGGGTGATTCGAGTGTCGTGGCCCGATTACCAAATCGATGATGTCGTTTTTCGGGTCGCCGATATCAATCGCGGGACGCTGCAGGATGGGACGATCACCGTTGAACTTGTCGAAGATATTTACGCCTTCCCGACTAATACCTATCTAGCGCCGCAAGACCCGCAGTGGACAAATCCGATCAGCGCTCCGGCTGCAGCGCCGTATCGAAAACTTGTTGAAACCCCGTATTGGGATTTGGCGCGCGGCCTTTCTGCTGCCGACCTTGATTACGTGGACGATCTTTCCGGATATCTTCAAACGCTTGCGGTTCGTCCAAGCGGCGACGCGATGAATTATGAGATCTGGACAGACGTTGCCGGCGGAACCGTTGAATATATCGAGAAAGCAATCGGCGACTTTTGCCCGAGCGCAACTCTAGTCGCCGGGATCGGTCCTGCGGTTTCATCATCGATCAGCCTTGCGACAATGGAAGACGTTGACTTGGTTGTCGCTGGCGGATACGCGGTCATCGGCGATGAATATGTTCGGGTTGACGCCATCAATGCTTCCGCAGGGACCGCGACAATATCGCGTGGCGTGCTTGATACCGTTCCGGGAACGCATGCGGCTGGCGCGCGCATATGGTTTGCTGACGGATATCAAGGCGTCGATGAAACCGAATACGCGACCGGCGAAACGATGAATGTCAAAATGCTTCCATCGACCGGGTCCGGAACCCTTGCAATAGCATCGGCGCCGGCCGATTCGATTACGTTCGCGCGCAGGCACAATCGGCCATATCCGCCGGGTGGATTCAGGTTCGGGTCATCCTATTTCCCCGCAAGCATTAGCGGGAACTCAGTGACGGTGAACTGGTTTCATCGCGACCGCCTTCAGCAAACCGCATCTATCACCGATCAGGATGACGGAAGCATTGGCCCGGAAGCCGGCGTGACCTACAACATTCGGTTTTACGATGGCGGGTCGAACGCGCTGCGCGAATCGGCTTCAGGTCTGACGGTGCTTACCTATACGCATTCGCTTTTATCTACCTTGCTGCTCCTTCACATGGATGGAACGAACGGAAGCACCACGTTCACCGATGAAGCCGGCCATACCCTGACCGCGAACGGGAATGCGCAGATCAGCACGGCAGACTTTCAATTCGGAACCGCTTCCGGCCTGTTTGATGGATCGGGCGATTATGTTGATTGCCCTGCCGATTCGATTTTTTCAGTGGGAACCGGAAACTTCACGCTTGAATTTTGGGTGAATACGACTTTCGACGCCACCGGGCTTGCTACTTTTCCGCGCATTATTTCGCCGAAAGTTTCAACGAACGGGTCCGGGGGAATTCAGTTATGGCAATCAGGCGGAAATGCAACAGACCCGAATACGAACGCGATCTCACTGCCTGCGCCGACCGGAACCACTCTCCTTGTTTCGACCGTCGATGCGGTGAATGACGGGAATTGGCATCATGTAGCATTCTGCCGCGCGAATGGAACGCTCCGGTCATTCCTTGATGGCGCGCTTAAGCAATCCATAAGCGATAGCACATCGTTTACCAGATGGGGAACCGAAGGGATCAGGATCGCAGGGCGCGCGGATTTGAGTGCCGGCGCATTTTTTACCGGGCGGCTTGATGAACTTCGCTTTACGAACTCGGCGCAATACACCGCAGCATTCACCCCGCCTGCCGCACCATTCACCATGTCTGGCGCCAAGCCCGCATCACTTCGGGTTGAACTTGAATCCGAGCGCGGCGGCGTTCTGAGCGCGCAAAAGCACAATCACACGGTTTCGGTGACTTGATCACCAGATGAAATCCGCGCGGCGATAAATCCGCGCGCGGTCCATCTTGATGAACGCATTCTCGCGGATCACCGATCCGCCGTTGCAATTGTCCTGCGTTCGCGTTTCCTTGACCCGATAATCCGCGACGATTTCGCCCGCAGCATTCGCGATGGTGATCACCAGCGTGACTTCATCGGGGATCAGATAGCAGACCCCGACGAACGGGACGCAAAGCGCACGGGCGATCGCGGCGCCCCTTTCCATTTTGGAAAAAGTCAGAATCCATTCGTTTCCAAAATTTCCGCGCAATTGCTGGAAAGACATTTCCCGCGCCTTTGCCTCGAATGCCGCGCTTATCGATCGCCCGTCGCGGCTCAGGAAAAATCCGTCGATATCGGCTGAAGTTTCCTGCGGGGTTTCAACGTATTGCCTGCCGACATAGGAAAGCCCGACGCGCGCATCTTCGACCGCTTTCCTTCCCCTTTCCGATAGAACATCAAGCCCCATCCTTCCCCTCCTTTCGTTTCCATGCCCGAACAATCCACGGATGCGCTGTCA